TGGCGGTGGAAAACCCGGCCTAAGACCCGGTAAAAATCAAGATTTTTCTGGATTTGGTCAAACTACAACAAACATGGGAAATAATCAAAGCCAAACAAATATGGGATTTAGTATGCCACAAGGCGAATCTTATAATGACTTAGGTTTACAAGATAAGATTGATATTGCAAATAGTTTTATGGGTATGTATTCTGATTCAGAAGGAAATGTTTTTAATATGTCTCCAGAACAACTAGAGTATTATCAAAATTATTCATCAAATATTACACAGCCGGCTCAAAGTTCTGGTGCTATAAATCCTGACTCCTTCGCGCCAGCCCCAGAAAGTGCAGATAATTTTGCAGATGCTTTTTTTGATCCGAATCAAGAAACGCCAGAACTAACAAATGAATTGTTAAATTATTTTAACAGTATTAGATAATGTCTAAAGATAAAGATATAAAAGATGGTTTGGAAGCTGATAGAATACTTGGTAGCCAAATATTTAAAGACGCACTAAAAAATTTAAAAGAAGAATATGTCCAACATTGGCTTGGCTCAAGATCTGTTGGTGATGTTACATTAAGAGAAGATTTTCATAAAGCCATACTTTTATTACCAGAAATAGAAAGACATTTAAGAATAATTGCTGAAAAAGGCAAACTTACCAGATCTCAAATAGATAAAATCAAAAAAATAGTATAAAATTTTCATCAAGGAGTTTAATATGGCAACAACGGAAAAACCGATTGCATTACAAACAGACAAAGATAAAGCTGTTTCTTCGTTTGAGGACTACTTAGATCCTAGTGAAGATAATGTAGAGCAATCTAACGAAAATGAAACAGAAGAACAGGAAGAAATTTCTGTTGAAGAAGCTAACGAAGATTCTAATAATGAAGATCTTGTTGAAGATTCAGAAGATGAATCAGAAGAAGATGATGATGATTTAGAAGAAGAGTTAGAAGAAGTAAATGATGCGGAACAAGATCTTGAAGAAGATCAAGAGCAACCAGAGTTTTTATCTGTCAAAATTGATGGTGTAGAACAAGAGGTCACGCTTGAAGAACTTAAGAATGGATATTCCCGTCAGCAAGACTATACGAGAAAAACTCAGAAACTTGCGGAACAGAGTAAATCTGTAACCCAAAAAGAACAAGAGTTATCTCAAAAAGACGCTCTTTATAGTCAGTTGATTCCCAAATTAGAGCAAGAACTAAAACAAGATTTAGTTGATAATCAGCCTGATTGGGAAAAATTGGTAGAAGAAGATCCAATAGAGTATGTTAAACAAAAACAGATCTGGGATAGTAAAAAGGCAAAACATCAAAAAGTGTTAGCTGAAAAAAAACGAGTTGAAAATGAAGCTTTGTCCACAAGACAAAAACAAATTGAGCAAATCGTGAATGACGGCAACGTAAAACTTGTCGAAAGTATTCCAGAATGGAAAGATAACAATGTTAGAGAAAAAGAATTTTCTAATATAAAAAAATACGCTATTGAAGTTTTAGGCTTTAATGAACAAGAAATTGACAACATTATTGACTACAGGGCCATACTTGGATTGAGACAAGCTTGGAAGTTTTCAAAAACGCAAGAAGCGATTAAGAAAAAACCAACACAATCTCCAGCAAGAGTGGGACGTCCGGGATCTACTAACAAACCAATAAAAACATCAGCTGTTAAAAAAGAACGTCAGCGGTTGAAAAAATCTGGGAAGGTCTCAGATGCCGCCAAAGTGTTTCAAAGGATTATTTAATCTTTTGAGTAAGGAAAATTAAATGGCTAAAATTAGTAACGCATTTGATACTTATAGCGCACAAGCTGACAGGGAAGAGTTATCGGATATTATCTATAACATCTCTCCAATGCAAACGCCTTTTTTATCAAGTGTTGGAAAATCGAACGTAAGTAATGTGGTCTTTGATTGGCAAACAGAATCACTACCAACTCCATCTTCAAGCGGAAAGTTAGAAGGTTTTGAGTTAAGTAGATCTGCTTCTACTGCATCAGTCAGAGAATCAAATGTATGTATGATCTCGTCAAGAGACGCAACAGTAACAGGATCGCAAGAGGCCTCAGACGCCGCTGGCAAAAATTCTGAAATGGCTCACCAGCTTGCTTTAATGTCAAAAGCATTAAAAAGAGATATGGAAGAAGCATTAGTGGGTAATATCGCTAAAGTTTCTGGGACAGCTAGTGCGGCTCGTCAAACAAGATCTTTAGAGACTTGGTATTCGTCCAATGTTAATAAAGCTTCTGACGGGGCAAATGGATCTGCTTCTGCGGCCCGAACTAATGGAACAAGAAGAGATTTAACCGAAGCTATGGTTAAAGATGTTCAGCAACAATGTTTCTCAAACGGCGCAGAGCCATCAATCTTAATGTGTGGCCCATATAATAAATCTGTTATATCTGGTTTCACAGGTAGATCACAGGCAAGGCAGTTTGTGGACGCTAATGTGGTTGAAGCTTCTGTTTCAATCTACTCAGGTGATTTTGGAGAACTTAAAGTTGTTCCATCAAACAGAAGTAGAGAACAGGCAGTTCACTTGTTAGATCCAGAGTTTGCTGGGGTTTCATACCTTAGAGACTTTGAAACTATTGATATTTCAACAATAGGTGACGCTCAAACTAAAATGATAGTCGTAGAATACGGACTTGAAATGAAGAATGAAGCGGCTCATGGAATTGTTGCAGATGTTAAAGTTTCATCTACTGACGCTGGTTAATAACTAACGTCTTAGGGGGGCTTTTGCCCCCCTTTTTTTAAAATGTCAAAAAAAACTCTAATAGGCGCAACGCTAAACACAAAAAATATTTTTGCTACAGAAGATAATAAGAATATTTATCACACCCAACAAAACGTGCAACCAACAATAGAGTACGTAAAAAATTTAAGTCATTTAAAACCCGGTAAAGAAATGCGACACGTTGCAGAGATTCCTATGGTAATATATCAGAAGATGGTTAGAGATGGATCTATTAATGATAAAAAAGTTTTAAAGAAATGGCTCAATGATCCGGATAATAAAATGTTTAGAACATGGAAAGGTAAAATATAAATATGACTTATAGTGAACTTAAAACAAATATTGCTTCATACTTAAATAGATCTGATCTATCAAATGAATTAGATCTTTTTATAGACCAAACAGAAGCAGAGATTAATAGAAGAGTAAGAACAAAAGACATGGTAAAAAGGGCAAATGCTGTATTAGAACAACAGTATTTAACCTTGCCGAGTGATTGGCAAGAAGCAATAAATGTTGAAATAACTTCAAATGATTTTTCTCCTGTATTTCAACAATCAATAGAATCTTTAGATGTTTATAGAAAAAGCATAGATAATTCTAGCGGTCAGCCAATTTATTTTGCGATTGTAGATGATACATTAGAGTTCGCTCCAATCCCCGATCAAAATTACAACATTCAATTAACGTACTATGCAAAACCAACACCATTAAGCGATTCAAATACCTCAAACTTTGTATCAAATGACCATCCAGACGTTTATTTATATGGTGCTTTGAAACACGCTTCTATATTTTTAATGGAAGATGATAGGGTAAATTTATTTAACGATTTATTTGAAAAAGCTTTAGAGGATATAAGAATGGAAGATTACAGATCTCAATATGCTAAAGGATCTTTAATGCAAAGAAGAAAAACTTATGGAAAAGCTAAGAAAAACGTTTATTATATGAAGAACAGTTAGGAGAAAATAAAATTATGTCATTTAGCAATTTTTTAGAATTAGAAGTTTTAGACCATGTTTTTAGAAATTCGGCTTATACTGCCCCATCTACAATTCATGTGGCGCTTTTTACTGTTGCTCCATCTGATACAGGTGGTGGAACAGAAGTATCTGGAAATGGATATGCAAGACAATCTATGGCTTTTAGTGCCGCTTCTAGTGGATCTATATCAAATAGTGGATCTGTAGAATATCCAACAGCTACAGGGGATCAAGGAACAATAGTTGCTATGGGTTTATTTGATGCTTCAAGTGGTGGAAATCTTCTTGCTTTTGGATCTTTAACATCTAATAAAACAGTCTCTAACGGAGATGTATTTAGATTCAACGCAAGTTCAGTAACTATTTCATTGGATTAACACATGGCCCAACAAGGATATGGGTTTGGTAGTTATGGCAGATCAAATTGGGGTGATACTCAATATGAACTTGCAACATCTAATGTATCTGTATCTTCATCAGTAGTTGCAGTAGGAATACAAATAGATCTTGGAGCAAGTTCTATTAATGTTTCAGCTACACTTTCATCTGCTGGACTAATTTTACATGATGGAGCTAGTTCTATACCTGTTTCTGCTACATTATCAAGCGCTGGATCTTTAATTTTATTAGCGCAAACTTCTATATCAGCATCTTCATCTGTATCACCTTCTGGAACACAAATAGATTTAGGTAATGCAACCATTTCTGTAAGTTCATCTTTATCTCCATCAGGAACTATGATAGATGTGGGTGAAGCAACCATACCTGTAGTTTCAAGTGTTGGATCTTTAGGTGGTATTATAAGAGAAGGAATTTCATCAATAAGCAATACCTCTAGCATTTCAGTTGATGGTCGTTTAAAATGGGAGAAAGAAATCAATCCAAGTGTAGTTTGGTCAAATCAATCAAATCCATCTACAAGTTGGACGGAACAAATATCAAATAGGTAAATATGGCAGATACAAACACAACAAATTTAAGTCTAGTAAAACCAGAGGTCGGAGCATCTACAGATAGTTGGGGAACAAAATTAAATAATAACCTTGATAGTGTTGATGCTATCTTTGGTGCATCAGGTACAGCAGTTTCAATGGGGGCGGTAACTTTTGGTGGTGATGTAATTATTCAAGGAACAACGCCAAAACTAACTTTAGGTGATGGTGGTGAAGAAGATGTTACACTTCAATTTGACGGCAACGCCGCAGACTACTATATCGGTTTGGACGATAGTGCTGATTCGCTAATTCTAGGAAATGGTAGCACAGTCGGCTCTAATGTGGCTGTTAGCATAAATGCTAGCCAAGTCGTGCAATTTAACGGCGCATACACATTCCCAACATCAGATGGTAGTGCTAGCCAAGTTTTACAAACAGACGGAAGTGGTGCTTTATCTTTTGCTACAGTAAGTGGCGGAGTATCAGGTATTACCTCAAGTGCTAATGCTACTGCTCTGACTATTGACTCTAGTGAAAGATTGTTTGTGAACAATCAATTAACTGTAGGAGATAGTTCAGTCTTATCTCTTGGTATTATTGGAGTTAAGTTTAACGGGACATCAAATAATGGAATGGTTTGTGAAACTACCAGAGATGCTACAGGATCAACATTTATTAGATTTAATGATAGCGATAGTGCAGCAATCGGTAGTATTTCACAAGATGGAGCTTCTTCAACAGCTTTTTCAACATCATCTGACTATAGATTAAAAGAAAATGTTAATTATGATTTTGATGGATTAGATAGGCTTAACAATTTAAAACCTTGTAGATTTAATTTTATTAAAGATGGATCAGGCAGAATAGTTGATGGCTTCTTGGCGCACGAAGTATCACCTTATGTTCCAGAATCTATTCAGGGAGAAAAAGATGCAGTTAATGAAGATGGTAGTATAAAACCACAAGGAATAGATCAATCAAAACTTGTGCCATTATTAGTTAAAGCTGTGCAAGAATTGTCAGAAAAAATATCTATATTAGAACAACAAGTAGGCTCATAAGGATTAGGATCAAGTGAATGGCATTAGTTTCAATAACACCACCAG